CGGAACGATGTCGGCATAGGTGGTGTTGCCCGTGGTCGCGCTGTACGTACCGGTAATCGTGGCAGACGGCTTGCCCAACTCGTAGTTGGTGTTGTCGCTGATGTACCAGTAGTTGCAGAGCGTGTGCGCGATCAGGCGAGCGTGACCCTCGAGCTTGGGCGCAAGGATCTCGCCGATGAAGGCCGGGGTGGCCTCCGCCTGCATCTCGCCGAGCGTGACGAGCAGGTTGCTGACCATCGCCTTCATGCCGATGCCCAGGCGGTACGGCTGCGCCATGGCGCCTTCCGTAGCGTCCGGCCAGGTGTTCTGGAGGCTCTGGGTCTGCAGCTTGTCAGCCACGTTCGTGACGGTGTTGTCGCCGTACAGCACGAAGTTGTTGCGGCTGTCGGCCATCTCAAGCACGCCAGCCATCGAGCCCATGTAGATCTTGAGGATCTTCATGTCACGGCCGATCAGGTTGGCCTGACCGACGCCCTGGCTGCTGACCGTGGTATCCCGCCACGCCGGGTCGAGGGCCGGGAGGAACACCTCGATGTTCTTGTTGAGGATTTCCTGGATGCGCAGGCTCTGCGCATTGAACAGGGAGTTAAGTGGTGCAAAAGGCACGGTTGTTGTCTCCGGTCACGGACCGGTTGGAGGCGATGAATCAGACCTTCGTTTCCCCACCAGCCGCTGCGTCGGCTGCCATGCGGGAAAGCGCGTCTACGTTGAAGTCCCGAACGTTCTTGTCGACCTCGCCTCGGTCCATGCCCTTCTTGAATTCGGGGGCCTTGACCTCTGGCTTGGACTTCAGGAACTCGAGCTCGCCGTCCGTTTCCGGCGACCGGCCGAGGCCGTCGATGTCGCCGATTACCGTGCGATAATTTCCTGCAATCGCTTTCGCTGCCTTCGCGGCTTCTTCCGCGACCCAGTCCTCGTTGAACGTACCACCGGCCGCATCACGCCGACCGTAGAGGTTCTTGAGGGTGGCCTCGCGGACCTGCTCCTGCAGAGCTCGCCAGGCACCCGTCGCATGTTCGCGACCGCGGGTCTTGTCGAGCGTTTCCAGCATCTTAACGATCTCCGGGTTCCCGTCAATTGCGGAAACCACATTCTTTTCCATGGCGTCCCGCAGGTAGCGCAGCCGGATCTCCCGCGCCTCCCGCTGAGCAGCCTCTGCCTTCATCTCCGCCTCGCGGGTCGTCGCCTTCAGCATCCGCTCGATCTGCTCGTCGTCGCTCACGTCAGCCTCCTGGTCTCCGCCCTGCTCTCCGTCCACGTACTCCTGCGCGTACTGACGCGCCTCCTCCTCGCTGAACCCCGCTCCGCGCAGCACCTCGTACGCCGCCTGCGCGTCCGCGCTGTCTCCCCGCATCAGGCGGGTGGCGTTCTCCCGGAACCGCTGCAGGTTCTGCACCTCCTGCTCCATGTCCTGCGCCTTGTTCGCGCGGGCCAGCAGGTCGCCGACCGTGATCACGGTCCCGTCCTCCAGCTCGAGCTCGGTGTCCATGTCGATGCCATCGTCGCCCTCGGGGGCGTTGTCGGGGTGGATCTCTGCGTCAGCCATTTGCCATCACTCCTGGGGGTTGTGCTCCGGGCCCGATGCGCCCGGCGACTGCCTGCGGATTCACCACGGCGACGTCGTCGGGATTCGGGACCATTGCGGGAAGGGACTGTCCCATGAACGAGATCAGGGACTCACGGTATGACTTGAACGCGTCCTGCACGGCAGGGCTCGCCAAGGTCATGATCGGGTTTGCCATGAACGCGCTGAGCACGCGGAGCTGCAGGTCCGGCCTGCACGTGTGCGGCGTGAGCACGATCTGCTGGGTCTGCTGGCCGTCACCGTACAGCAGCAGGATGTTGCGGATGACGCTTTCGTAGGCGCTCTTCTCCTCGTCCATCCACATGGCGAAGTCGAGGCCTTCCTTCAGCGCGAACAGCTTCAGGCCCTCGGGGTCCGTCACACCGGCCTGCAGGAGGCCCATCGCCTCCTGCTTCCGCACCACCTCGCTGCGGGGGCTCGTGTCCTTCACCGTGAAGCTGATCTGCCCGAAGTTGGGGATCGGGTTCTTCTTGAAGTTGACCGTGCCCGCCTCGGGGTCGATCACGGCACCGGCCAGATCCAGCGTCAGCTTGTTCACCGGCACGGCCCGGTCGCTCACCAGCATCTCCCGGCTCGCCTTCGCAACCAGGCTCTTGTACATGCCGCCGAACGCGGCCTGCACTCCGCTGGTGGGGTTCGTCATCGCCTTGCTGATCTGCTCGTCCAGGAACTGCAGGCCCTGCGCGCTGTCCACGCGGCCCTTCTCCTGCAGCAGGTCCTGCACGGGACTCAGGCTGTCCACGATTGCCTTCGCGAACTGCGCGACCTTGCCCGGCACGTCACCCGCGTTGTGCGGCGTGATCACCAGCGGCTTGAAGTCATCCCCCAACAGCGCGTCCTTGCTGTAGCTGACGTACCGGAGACCCTTGCCGATGTCCCTCATCACCGCGCGCTCGTTGAGCGTGCCCTGCGGCATGACCAGCACGCCGTACTTGTCGATGTCCCGGATGTTGTTGAACAGGCTCTTGAGCAGCCGTTCCATCTCCCGCACGATGCCGAACATCAGGTCGAACAGGCCAGCGCCGTGGAACGTGCCGTTGTCCATGAAACGCGCGTAGCCGATGGGGCAGTACGTCTCGACGTCGCTGAGGTCCCGGTCGTCGATGATGACGTTGCCGCTGGACACGATGTAGCGGCCCACGGTCCCCCGCGGCCCGTCGAGCCACAGCTCCCGCACCTTCACGACCTCCATCTCGTTGTCGCCGGGCACGCCGTTCAGCGCACCCGTTGCCGCGCTGTTCAGCACGTATCCGTTGCCGGGCGCATCCGCCGGCTCCTCCATGTCGTGGCCCCACTCCCAGCTCCACGCGTCCATTTTCATCTTCTCGCGCTCCAGGAACTTCCGGCCGTACCGGTCCTGGAGGAACGACATGGGCACGACCCGCTGACGGATGATGCCCCTCACCTTGGTGTGATCCTGGCCGAGGCTCGGGAACGGCAGCAGTTCCTTGGGGTGGATGACCTCGAGATCCGCGGTCAGTCCGATGGTCGGGTGATCGACCATGTGGCCCGTGATGCCCGCGCACCCGAGCAGGGCAAACAGGTAGTTGAACTCCCGCTTGACCTTCTCGAGCTGCTGGTCCCCCACCACCGCATCCGCGACCAGCTGCGCGACGCTGCGCTCCCGGATGCCCGCCAGGCTGAAGCCCTGGCGCAGCGCCCTCGGCCGCAGGTCCATCGTGTTCAGGCGCGCGGTCGTCTTGTCGATGATCGACATGAGCTCCGTGCTCTGGAACTCCATGTTGCCGTCCTCATCGAGGTAGTACGGCACCACGCGGCTCGTGCGCGGATCGAAGACGTCAAACCGCCGGAAGCCGTTCAGGTAGTACCACGCGAGGATCCACAGGGTCCTGCGGTACGTCAGCTTGTTCAGCTCGCGCTCGACGTGCTGGTCCACGATCTGGGCCAGCAGCTGTCGGTCCTTCGGCAGCGGGTACGTGTCAGTCGCCATCTGTCTTTCGCTTCCTCAGGGACTTCCAGCCGGGCGGCATCTCCTCGAAGAGCTCAATGCCCTTGAGGTTGAACTGCGAACCAGGCGTCGGGTCAGGCTGAGGCACCTTCTGGCTGGTGGGGGTCGCCGCCATGCCGTCCGCTACCTCCTGCCCATAATACGCCTGGGCCAACATCTGGAAGTATACGAAAGGAATCGTGACGTACAGGGGGTTAGACACGCGTTCCGCGTTTTGCATTTGACTCTCCTTGCATTCCGTCCATCAGGGACTGGACGTTCATCCTGCCGAAATCCATGGCCTCGACCGCTGAACCCCCACCAGCCCAGGGGTCACGGATGCTTCCGTCCGCGAGCATCTGGTTGAAGTCCATGCCTTCGGCCTCGCCCGGAGCGGTCTGGCGGTCCAGACGGCCCCGGACCACGAACATGCTCATGGCGACCGTGTCCAGGAAGTCGTCGTGCTGGAGTCCGCCGTTCTCCGCGTCCGGGTTGAACTGCTCGATCTGGTCGAACAGGAGACGCCACGGCAGGCTGCCCCTGCGCCAGACGGGGAACTTTATGAGCCCGTGCTCGAAACGGTAGTGCAGGGCGTTGATCTTGCTGGTCTTGTCCAGCGTGCCCACCCGCAGGGGGACGATCCGAGGCGGGGTCTCGCCCGTCACCTCCGCCGCCTTCTGCCGGACCATCGACTCCATCGCCGCGTACAGCCCATACGACTGCCGGACCACCTCCGGGTGGATGGCGGGGCACCCCCACCTGCCGGCCATGGCGAACGCCGCCTCGATGAGCCGCTGTTCCCGGCACTGCATGCCCCAGGTGTCCAGGACGAACAGGCACGCGTCCACCGGGTCGTAGCCCATCAGGGTGCAGACCTTGTAGTCGCTGTCGCTCGTCGCCGTGTAGCTGGTGTCCACCGTGATGAACATGCGCACCCGGTCACGGAGGAACTGCGCCATCGGCATCCGCTCCTCGGTCCCGGCCTTGCCGCGCCAGCACACCGTCGCCTCGCTGCGCTTGGGGTCCGTGTCCACGAGGGGGTCCGGGTTCTCGAGCCACCAGCCGTGCCGTTCCCGCGTGATCTCCCCGAAGTGCAGGTCCTCCGCCTCGCCCGGCTGCGCCAGGTACTCGGCCATGTAGTTGTGGCTGCCGATCATCTCCCGGATCTCCTCGAGGCTCACGAGCCCCTTGAGCGCCGGGTCCTTCTCCTTCGCCGCACGGTCAACGGGCCACATGCCCGGCCAGCAGCTCTTGCGCACGCCCTCTTCCTCGTACTCCGCCTTCAGGATCAGTCGCGCCCACTGGTCGAAGCGGGGATCCCTGGCAACCAGGCCGGTGGGGGAAGGCTCCGTCGCCATCGCGTGCCACGCGTAGTGTCGGCGGCTCACGAAGGTGGCGAGCCAGCGGACGCTCGTGTCCTTGCGGGTGACCATGGGGATGACCACCTTGAAGAGCAGCCGTTCCATGTACGAACGGAGGATCGACATGCTCGTGCTTGCCTTGGGGTCGTACTCCGGGTCGTCCAGCGCGTACACGCGCGGGCGTCCGCCGCGCTGCCTGCTCTCGGCGCTGATGGCACGGAACCAGCTGCCGTTGTTCAGGTACATCATCTCCACGCCGAACGACCGTTCGCCGCGCTTGGGCGTGATTCGGCCGTCAGGGAACTCCGGTCCCCAATCGTCCGCGATGCGCTGGTTGCCGAGGAACTGCGTCTTCAGGACCTGGCTCGTCTGCTCCGCGTTGTCTCCGCTGCTCGTTGCGTAGATGAAGGAGTAAGCCGGGCGGCTAACCATCTGCAGGAGTGCGGACTTGCGGAAACAGTTGCTCTTGGCAAAGCCGCGCGGGGCAATCGCCACGCTCTTGCTCGCGAGTGCCCACAGGCGGTAGATGGCGAAGTGGCCGAGCGGAGACTCGATGGGGTCATCGTCGTAGAAGTACGGGTTGAAGTCCTCGTCCCAATCCGGGTACAGGTAGTAGCGGTCGAAGAAGTTGATGCACGCCGCGAGCGCGTGCGCACGGTCGTTGGGGTCGCCGCCGAGCTGCCACTGCCTGCACGCGTTCACGCGCGCCAGACGCTGGCCCTCGGGCG